TTTTTACCACTATTACTATTAAACAAGGCACTAATCTAGGAATGTCGCATTTTCAATTAGGTTCGCAAATAATTCGCACACCGCTTGGTGGTTTTTTAAATCATTCTGAAAAGCCTAATTGCTATAAAACTAAGCTACGCTTTGCCAATCAAGATAAACCCCAGCTACAATATGATTTTAAGAAATGGAATTTAATAACAACTCAAGATATTAAGGTGGGGGAAGAACTGACGGTGAAATACGACCTGTACAAAGTTTAATGGGGGGTTTTGTTTTAAATGCCTGAAGTCGTTATTCCCTACAAGCCCAGAAGATTACAGAAATTTTTGCACAATCAAATCCCTAAGCACCGATTTAATGTTATTGTTGCACATAGGAGGTCTGGCAAAACGGTGTTATGTATCAATCATCTGATTAGAGCCGCCCTGACTAATCCGCAGCCAAATCCCAGGTACGCCTTTATCGCACCCACTTTTAAGCAAGGCAAAAGTACAGCATGGGACTATATTAAAAATTACAGCAGAAATATTCCTTATATAAAATTTAACGAATCAGAACTCAGATGTGATTTCCCCAACGGTTCTAGGATTACCATACTGGGTGCTGAAAATGACCAGGCGTTAAGGGGGATCTTTTTAGACGGCTGCGTTTTTGATGAAACCCAGAATATTAGCCCAGCCCTTTTTCCAGAAATTATCCGACCTTCTTTAGCTGATCGAAAAGGTTGGTGTATTTTTATAGGAACGCCCAAAGGCCAAAACTACTTTTATAAACTTCATAAACAGGCAGAAACAGAAAACGACTGGTGGACTGCGACCTACAAAGCCTCTCAAACTAAGGTGCTGGATGATAAGGAATTAAAGGCTGCGAAAGCGGTCATGTCGAAAGACTTGTACGAACAGGAGTTTGAATGTTCGTTTCAGGCAGCGATTACTGGCTCTTACTATGGAAAAATCATTGAGGAGCTTGAAAAATCCAATCGGATTACCGATGTTCCTTATAACGAAAATCTAAGGACTGAAACCTGGTGGGATCTGGGTCTTAAAGATTCTACGGCTATTTGGTTTGTTCAGCGTTTGCAAAGCCAATTAAGAGTTATAGACTATTATGAAAATTCTGGTGAGGGCTTGGATTTTTATGCTGACATCCTTGATACAAAACCTTATAAATATGATAGACATATTGCTCCGCATGATATAAAAGTAAGAGAACTTGGAGCTTATGGTAAATCAAGGTTGGAAACAGCTTTGGAATTGGGTATATCATTTGATATAGCTCCAAAACTTTCAATCGAAGATGGAATTGAAATGGTGCGGAAAACTCTACCCCAATGCTATTTCGACAAAAACAAAACTTATCAGGGAACTGAAGCGTTGAAGGCTTACCAAAAAAAATGGGATGAAAGAAATCAGTGCTTTAAGAACCGACCAACCCATAACTTTGCTTCCCATCCGTCTGACGCTTTTAGAACAGGGTGTACTTTTTTCGGAGGAAAAGTTAGCGACTGGAAAAAGAAAATTAAAGTGGACACAAGCTACGTAGTTTAATCATGGCAAAAAAAATTCTAAAACTAGAAGACCCAACTTTACGAAGTATTCTTCAAGGACAAATTAATAATGCGATTGGGTATCTAGGCGGTCTCCTTTCCGATCAAAGGGAAAAATCTTTAAAATATTATCAGGGTGATCCATTAGGAAACGAAATGGCTGGAAGAAGCCAAGTCGTTAGTACCGATGTCGCTGATACCATCGAAAGTTTATTACCAAATTTATTAAGAGTTTTTACTTCATCAGATAAAGTAGTAAAATGTGAACCAGTTAGAGCTGAAGACGAACCATTAGCCGATCAAGCAACCGCTTATCTCAACCATATTTTTTATAAAGAAAACGATGGCTTTACCCTTTTGTATAATTTTTTTAAAGATGCTCTAGTAGAAAAAAACGGAATCCTAAAAATCTTTTATGATGAAACGCAAGAAGTTGAACATGAAACTTATAAAAACCTAACCGATGAAGAATATAAAGTTTTAATAGACAGCTCTGAAGTGGAAATTCTTGAAGAAGAAGTAAGGGATGATGAGAAAGCTGCTGAACAAATTGAAATAATGAAAGCTCAAACGGCTGGACAAACGATGTCGGTTGAAGCATTAGAAGTAGATATTCCTATTCCTCAACTCCATGACTGTCGAATTAAACGAACATCTAAAAAAGGAAAAATTAAAGTAGAGTCTATTCCACCAGAAGAATTTTTAATTGATAAGGATGCGGTTAAACTAGAGGATGCTTTATATGTGGCTCACAGGGTTCAATTAAGCAGAACTGAATTAATTGAAATGGGCTATGATAAAGAGGAGGTTTATAATTTACCGACCTCTGATGCAACGATTATCAATATGGAAAAATTAGCAAGATTTAGAAATATTGAAGACTATCCTTATGATAACTCCAACGATCCTTCCACACAAAAAATTCAAATTTATGAAAATTATATTCGTTATGATTATGATGGCGATGGCATTGCCGAATTAAGAAAGATCGTTTCAGTAGGATCGTCTGCTTTTTATATTTTAGAAAATATGCCATGCGATCAAATTCCTTTTGTTTCCGTTACACCGATCCCAATGCCGCACAGATTTTATGGAAGGTCTGTGGCTGAATTGGTAGAAGACATCCAATTAATGAAATCCACAGTGATGAGACAACTGTTGGATAATATGTATCTAACCAACAACAACAGGGTGGCGATCATGGATGGTATGGTGAACATGGATGATATTCTTACGACTAGACCTGGGGGAATTGTTAGAACCAAACAACCACCGAACCAAGTCATGCAGCCGATACAGGCTCAACCTATTTCACAACAGGCTTTTCCTTTATTGGAATATCTGGATCAAGTCAGGGAAGTACGAACTGGCGTTACCAAATATAATCAAGGATTAGATTCTGAAAGTTTAAATAAAACGGCAACAGGCATTAATGCTATTCTTAATCAAACGCAAATGCGTTCTGAATTAATTGTTAGAATTTTTGCCGAAACTGGTGTGAAGGATTTATTTAGAAAGATGTTTGCCCTTTCGGTTAAATATCAGGATAAAGAAAAAATTATTCAACTTAATAATGAATATATTGCGGTATTGCCGACAGAATGGAAAGACCGTTTTAATATTTCCATTACCGTAGGATTAGGTACAGGCACAAAAGAACAACAGGTAGTGATGTTGAATAATATTTTACAAAAACAATTACAGGCTTTTGAACTCCAAGGGCATAGAGACTATCCTATGGTAACGATGAAAAATATATATAATACCTTGGCGAAAGTGGTCGAAAATGCTGGATTACAAACAGTGGAAAGTTATTTTGTTGATCCTGTTAAGGGACAACAGATGGTAACACCCCCTCCACCTCCTCCTGTTTCTCCTATAGAAAAAATTGAAATGGCTAGAATTGATGCGGAAAATAAGAGAAAACTTGCTGATTTGGACTTGCGAAGTAAGGAAGCAGAATTAGATCATCAAGCCCAACTGTTAGACTTTGAAGCAAAAATTAAAGACATGGCTTTAAAATACAATACTCAATTAGATACCGCTAAATTAAAAGCCGATGCCGAATTAGACAGAGTTATTATTGCTCAAAGATCAAAAAACCTTGAACAAGCAGAAAAAAGTGCTAGTATGTTCAATAAGCGTTTTGAAAATATAAATGGACAGCAGAGACCAAGACAAGCGACTCAAGGAGTTGAGCAGATCATCTCAAGCCAAACAAATATTGGAGAATAAACTTTTTCAAGATTCGTTTGAGATACTTAAAAAAATTTATTCTGAGGCTTTGCTAGATCGAACTGCGGTTAGAGAAAGCGAAGCTAGGGAAAAATATTGGTTAGCCTATCAAGTTTTAAAAAAGGTAGAGCAACATTTTAAAGAAATTCTTGAAACTGGAAAGTTGGCAGAAAAACAAATCGAAGACTTCCAGAAATCCAAAGAAAAGAAATTCTAATCATCAAGGTTAGAATAAGCCAACCCTCAATAGGGAGCTTAAACACAGGAGGGCATTTATGTCTGACGTAAATCCATTACTGTCTCCAAAGACAGTGCAAGGTGCTGCCAATGCAGTTGAGACATTGTTAGATCAGGGTAAAATTAATTTACCGACAACTACACAAACTCAAAAAGCAAAAGCAGACAAGGTTGTTCAAAAGAAAAAAACAGAGGAAGCCAAACCTACCCAGGAAGCTACCGAAACAAAAACTGAAGAACAGCCACAATCCGAAACTCAATCTGAAAAAGAAATTCAGAAAGTTGAAGATCAAGTAAAAGCATCCGAAGCGGAAAACGCTGAAGAAACTCAAGATACCAGTCTTTACCAGGTAACAGTGAACGGTGAAAAGATTGACGTAAACCTTGATGAACTAAAAGCAGGTTATCAAAAAGATGCCGATTATAGACGCAAGACAGAAGAATTAGCTATCGAAAGAAGGCAATTAACTTCTGACAAAGATCGTCTTACAAAAGACTATTCAACTAAATTAGAAAATTTGAATAATCTAACAGCGACTTTAAACGCTGAAGCAAGTAGCGAACTTAATTCAAAAGAATTAGACAAGCTATTTGAGGAAGACCCAAATGAAGCTGCTAAAATTGAGAGAAAAATAAGGCGAAAAAAAGAAACAATCGCACAAGCTCAAAGAAAGCTAAGAACTCAACAACAAGAGCAGTTTCAAAGTGTTTTAAGGGAAGAACAAATGAAGGTGAGATTAAAACATCCTGATTTTGGTGATCCCATTAAGGGAGCTACCTTACAAACAAACTTACGAAACTACATGGTGGAAAGAGGTTTCTCAGATAAAGAAATTGCTGGAATTTATGATAGTCGTATATTTGATGTGGTTTTAGATGGGATGACCCATCGTAACAATATAAATAGGCCGAAACCAAATTTGGCTAAAAAAATTGTTAAACCTACTCAAGTGGTCAAGCCAGGCGTTAAAGTTAATAAAGATGAAAAAATGAGTAAAATAAGGTTGGATAAAATTAGTCGTCTGAGA